ATTATATTGATTATTTGTAAAATAAGAAGTAATATCAAATAGGTTAATATCATTCTCCCTTTTAACAACTTGATATAATCTTTGGTTAGTGTTCGGATTATTAAGAGGTCCCTTGCTGGATATATACGGGCCTAATTTAATATAATGAAAGAAATCAAGTTTGATCTCTTCGGATAATTTATCTCGTCCAGAATACCAGCCAATTTTTAAATTAGGATAGTTATGATAAAGGTATTCGGCTAATTTATTTATATATGCCGGATTTGCATCACCGCCCATAAATAATATAGCTGTTATTCCTTTATTTTTGCGTATCAATTGTTGAAGTGCTTCTTTTGTTAATGATTCTCCTATATCCTGTGACAGATAAGAAGAGTGGCACCCGATGCAGGCGCATGGGCAACCACTTATATTTATTGCCAAAGTAATTTCATTAGGCAATTCTTGAAACACTATTTTTGTATCTACATATTTCATACCTGGGATTTACCATCACTATATATACGGTTTCTAGCCTCTTGTTGTCGATCACTTCCAAATGCTTTTGTTGGGCGTAAATATCCGATAACTCGTGTATATTGAGTAATATTATGGCTACCACAACAAGGGCAAGTATCAATGGGTCTTTTTATGATTTTGCCACAATCTTCACATTTACTGTTTGGTATATTAAAGGTAAAGTAATTGGTTCCATTGGCTATGGCAAAATCAATTAATTTCAGATACTGCTCTTTTGATAAATGATCTTCCAAATTAATGTGAGCTGCCGAGCCTCCATCAGTGTACTGATAGGTTTGGTGCCCATGTAATATAAATTTATCTAGTATAGAAGTGTCATCATGGGCATTATAAAAATATGAGTTATATAAATTCTCATCCTCTGGAACAACATATCCACCTTCTTTATCCCATTTATAATTCTTTCCTCCCAGTCCTTCTGCTGGCACAACTTCTGAATTAAACAAGAAAGGTCGTTTTCTGTCATGGATAGAATGCAGTTTATTTTGTTCTTTAATAGTGCCCAAAATGAGTTGAAGGAACTCAATATATTCCGGGTTATTACTTACCTTCATTCCCAAGAATCTAGCGGCTTCATTCAACCCATTGATGCCTATGGTGCTATATAATTTACTGATATGAATATAACCGCCATTTGAAGCGGCAAACATTCCCTTGTCTTCAAGGTCGTATAGCATTGTCTTGAAAGCAATATGATACTTATAGACTCTTTCCAAAATCCTAGTTACATAGTTCTTTAAATCATTTTCAATTACTGTTACACGTAAGGGATTACCTATAAGTTTCTTACCCTTAATTAAAGGTGTTCCATTTAATGTGTGGGTCAATGCCCAATCTTGAACGATTCTATTGATATTCAAAGTAATCACATTACAACTACCTGTCATAACACCGGTCAAGCCAGAAGTGGGGCTAAAGGTATTTTCTGCCAATTCATTTCTAAGCCTACAGCATGATGCAAGGCTGTCTGCACTATCGGAAATATAAGTAAAGAACGAGTGCCCTTCCGCATACATTTCGGCACAAAGTTGTTTGTAATTTAGGTCGATTATATCATCGCCATTATGAACCATCGCAAAAGTTTCTACCGGAAAGGTTAATACTTGCTTTAAACGTATTTGATTAAACCATTTCATAAACATACGTTGCAATGTATCAATAGCTATCCATTCAGGCTTACTTCCATCCGGATAACAAAATTCTCCAAAGAGCGATGTGAAATATGTATGGTCATAATAAGAAATATTTGTAAATGGGCTTTGATAGCTACGATTTCCGGCTGGTTGGTTAACGCCCCACACAAACTGTTTGAACGCTTTCAGGATATTATCACGTACTGTTCTTTTAATTAAGCAATGTGGCGAGGAAGCCTCGCAGTCAAGTTTTTCATACCATTTATCTCCAAACTCTTTAACTACATAGTAATTTAGTGCAATGAAATATTCACCTACGGCTACCGCTCCTTTACATTGGGAAGAAAGTAAGAATATCAAGTTGGTTATTTGCCCACTAAACGACTGTAAATCGTTAGGCTCTGAAGGGGTAACACCATCAATATTGCCTACGCCTTCTGTTAGTAATGGATACAAACTAACCGCCATACAATATTGTTTTAATACTGGCGTAGATGCTTCATCATGTGTATAAATAATATGATTATCAAGATCTGTTTCGTATTGCTTTGCTACTTCTGGAAAGAGAATGTTCAACTCATCTTTCATACGTTGGCGTTGGATTATCCGATTAGTAGTTTTATAGACTTCACCTTCCAAGTTAGCTACATTTTTCATAGTTACATTAGCATTCCCATCGGTTTCTGATGAAGAAGCTGCATTGTCTGTTGATTGACTATATTGATTCATATAATCAATACGTTCTTTGACAAAACGCGTACTTTTACGTTGTTCACGATATAGGATAAAAGTCTTGGCTATATCATAATATCCAAATTGCATTAATACGCGTTCTACGTAATCTTGGATGGTTTCTACAGATACGGGAACATTAGTGTAGGTAAGGCTAATTAATTTATCAACCGATTTTACAATTGCTGGGTCGTATTCAACTTGTTTGCTATCAAAGGCTTTTTTTATCGCATTTCCTATTTTTTCTAGGTCAAAATCTACAATTTGACCTGTTCTTTTTTGTACTTTCATAATTATTCAGTCTTTCTATATTTTTCAACAGCTTCATGGAATTGATGAGTATTGGCATATCCGCAACATTTTAGCTCTGGACAAAAACCGCGATAAACACATGTTGGCACACACTTACTAACAAGAACCGGATCTATCTTTTTTAGTTCTTGCAACATTGCTGTCCATGCTTCTCTAGTTTCTTTTGAAGCACAATTACATAAACGTACTCGTGAAATAGCCATTATTTCTTGTGCATTTGCAGTCATATCCATTTCATTTAATTCTCCTTGCAAATGTTCTCCTCTAGGAATTTGTGAACCGGTACGATCCGGTCGTTGAGTATGAACAAACTTTTCACATCCTATATGATGACGAACGAAATGCACTGTTACCCATTGAGGTATTTGTTCCCATGTCCATTCATATTCTACCAAACGAATGGGAGAATGTTCTGCTAATAACATTTTTGCTTTCCATGAGTCTGAAGGTTCTTTTTTTAATGCTGACTTTCCTACGGTTCTGCGTGCTGCATTTAAAGCACGGCTCCAAGAAGTAACCGCATTTAGTCTAGTTACTTTAATCATATTTTCCTCTATGTTAAACTTGAAATAATAGATTCTACAGTCCGTATTAGACTAGATTCATCACTTGTGAATTTAAACCATTCTGTATGTCCGTTTTTGTAGAAAGGATGAGAAACCTTTAACTTAGCAAAACTGTTGAGTATATAATACTCACAATAGCCACACTTCTCCCAAACTTTTATAATTTTAATTGTTCGTTGATCAGTGTGGCTATTATAATACAGCTTACTAATACGATTTTTTACATCCTCGCTTGTTGCTCCAATTTTATATAATCCAGTTGCTTCGCATTTTAATAGGTACAGTTTTTTAGGAGCTGGGGTAGGACATGGTAAAGGCTTGAAAAAGCGCGATACCTTGTGCATGAATTTACTGTGTTAAAAGTCAATATAAAAGATCGTGTGTATCAATTGTGATGCGAAATTACTAATTATTTTCTTATTTACAAGATTATATATATAAAAAAGTATCTAAATTGAGTTATTCAAATTATCAAATTAGATACTTTTTAAATCTTAGATGTATATAATATAATTCCTTATTTGCGTTTGTATGAATACTATATGGAGGTCTTAAACCATACTTTTTATAATCCATTAAACATCTCCAGAACTTAGCCTTTTTGAAGAATATGTCATCTGAGGCATAGCTTATTGCTTCAATCAGTTCTGGAGATGGTGCATGAATTTTTAGGAAGCCGGATACTTCCATTAATAGTTTATATTCTATAGGAACTTCATGTTTCATCAGAAACCCGATCCGTGTCTGGTCGAAGTTTTTCAGGCTGTGTCTCTTTGGTCTTCCGGGCTTTTTTTTGCGGCGTTTTGGTTTCTTTCTGCTGTTTGGAAACGTTTTCATTATGTTCATTTTTTTGAGACGATGTTGACCGAGAACTTAAACGTTGACTCTCAATATCAACGCTAACATTAATAATCTTCATAATTTAAATAATATATGTCATTAAAAATCCGATGTATTCTGAACATCCATTATTACAATAATCAACTACACAATTACGTTGTCCGCCTTGTATTGTACAATGCCAATTTCCACGTCCTTTATTATGGGAATAACCTATTTTATATTTAGGAGGATCAATGGTGTTTGGTAATGTAAATATGGTACCACTGTGATGGGTATGTAATTCTCCTTGAATGGACACTATTTTTCCAACTTGACGGACATACAGTTTTGTTGTAATACCACAGTTCTGAACATTGATTGCAATCCATCCACTATCTTTGGGATATTCTATAGTTCTAGCTATAACATCAATTCCACCAACGAATAGTTTTCCTGTTACATATACATCATTGTTGAGAACCAAGTTTCCAATGTTATTTTTGATATATAAATCTTTATTAGAGATATTGGAATACCCCATATAACCGATTTGTTCTGAATTTTTGTCTTCCCAATTTAAACAGGTTATCAATTGATTGTCTGTCTTAGGAAGAGAGGCATTCTTTAAACTTAGGAGCGAAGAATCCGCATGGGATATTTTTACTGGTCCATAAAAAATACTAGCTTTAGATTTTCCTATGATTTCTAGTATAACAGTATTTTTTCCATCACCAATTTTGGTGTCCCGATAATAGGAGTCTCCTTCATTGTACCCTAACATATTGATATTTATACTACCGGTATCAGCTGCAACGCCTGTATTATATATATGATTACTAGCTACAACAATATTTCCTGCCTTAATAGAATTTAAAGACATTGTGACTTTTAGCGTCATACCATTGGAGTCAAGCGAAGCCAATAAAGTATCTCCAATATAAAATTGAATAGCTCCGTCCTCTGTTATAGTTACTTTGTAAACAGGCTTTCCATTTAATTGGGATTGAATACTTAATGCTCCAGAGGCATTATAGGTGATGCTAGCTTTAGCTGTTCCTGATGTTAAATTAATCCCCTTTTGGGCTGTAAGGTCTTTATTTGCCGTTACTGTTCCATCAATAACAATATCCTTCTGTACAGTCTGAACTGAATTAGGGGAATCTATCATTAAAGCATATTTACCAAATAACGCTTCTTTAAGTCGAAGTGCTGTACCATCTGATGTAATACTGATAAATTGGGGTGGTGCTTCAGTTAGTACATCATTGGCTATTGGTACACTGGATGATACAGCACATCCGTATATATTTCGTCCAATTTTATCTCCGGAATCAGCATAAGACACACGTTCAACCGAGTTGTTCTCATACAAATACATAGGCCATTTAGAGACTCCAGATGTTCCTGTGCAATAACGTATTTTACCATTGATATAGACATACCCTGCACTAATACTTGTACCTGACACTTGACATCCACTGATAATAAAGTTATCACATTCATCAAATATGCTTGTAAAAGCTAATGCAAGATTCTGTAAATTCATAATATCATCAATGTAGGTGTAACGCCCACCTGTTTGTGAAGTAAACTCTTTCATTTAAACGTATGTAACTTTAAATTTTTTTCCTGCAATACGATAACGATCTACATAATAAGTAATCATAGCTGTAAGTTCCTCTTGTGAGATTGTCTTGGTATTAATTGCAGGACAACTTACTACAAAACTTACATCACTTGTTGGCATCTTTTCATCTTTCCAACGCAATGGAGTGGTTGGGTGTCCGCTAACTTCGGTTTCGCCTTCGTTATACAAAGGAAGTTCGCATATATTTTTATTAGCATCTTCCCAATATATTGGTACTCCATTTATAGCACCATCTGAAATGACAATATGTTCAGAGGTGTCTAAAAAATACTTCCTAAATTTATGATTTAAAAAATATTCCATCATAATAACCTGGGAGGTCATTGCTGCTTCTATTCGTTTTTCGTCAGCCCATTCTTTCCATTTTACATTCAAAGAGTTTAACGGTTGTAAAATGGCCTGAAGAAATAATATCAGTTTTCGTCCTCCAAGATAATGAGGAATTAACTGATTTACCATACGGTCAGTATTAATACGATAACTTCTCATTCTGTTTCTAGTTTTATAACGATTGCTTCACGAAAAGTTGGAAGTTCACTTTCTGCATCTTGTTGTGTACTTTGTTTTGCATAACCGCTAGCCAAATAGCACTTCCGTTCAATTTTTGTTAATGGTCCGAGTTCATTATTGTCGTTATATTGAGCGATAAATATTCCTTGTTCTACACTAGCTTCTTGATCAATATGAACATCTGTAACATGCTCTACTTTTTGAATGGCATCTATAATTTTTTGTGAGTAGATAAGAGAATCAAACTTCATATTTACAATAAAGTCAATAAGTGCCGTATCAATATTATCGTAAAGTTCCTCTTTCGTAATAGCTCCATCATAATACACGGTAACTCTGGGAACAAGCACATCACCTCTACGACTAACTACATTACACTTAACACCTGCAAATTTAATCTGATTAAGATATGCACGTGCTGCAATTAATTCCTCATCAGACAATTGGGACAAAGAACGACCTTCTCCAGAAGCAACTTTTAATATCAAAATATTATCTTTGAATTCTTCATTATAATACTCTTGATAAGATACATGTGTAATCAATCTTTTTGTTGTATCTTCAGTTGCATAATGAAATGCTGTGCCTTCATCATTGATAATTAGATCATCTCCATATTGCCATTTCAACATAGCATTTGCGTAATATGCTGAAGTCCCATTAATTCGTTGGGTAAAGGTTTTAGCAATATCTGTGGTAAAAACGTCTAACAATGTCTCAAATGAGTAGATTGCAGCAGCTGTTACCCATGTGAAAGCATTGATTATTGACATCTTTGAGTCATTTGTTAGCTCTGTAAGTTCCAGGTATTTGTTTCTGGTCTCCACGGCTTCATTGTATATTTCTGTTAATGTACGGCTCATGCTATGTCTGAATTTTCATATTGATAAATCGTTCCATTTATATCAAAGCTCCATGAACCCGCTTCATTCCATGCAGTTTCATGGGTAATCACATATATCGCTTCCATACCAGTTGTAATAACATAATTGCCATTACTATCTTTAAGCGGCTCCTTATATGTTCCAGAGGGTTGTATATCTAATATAACTTTACAATCCCTTCGTTGATTATTATGCTTTGCAATATAGATTAAGTAGTCATTGATAACTGTGTCTTTTGTATAATTGATATTTCTTAACTCCAAATTAGATAAATTCATATCCTGAATGGGGGCAAGACTGGATAAACTCATGTTAGCCAGTTTCACTAAATATGTACCTTTACATAAAAATAGTCCTTGTAGAGAGAGATTGTTCTTCTCCGAAATTATCTCGTCTACCACCAGCGGCATAGTTGGCATCATTAAGCCATTAATAGAAGACAAATCCCAGGTTTTTAAATTGAAATCACCATACAATTTAATTGACCTTTCATCGGTATAATTATCGAAAAAATGCACATATTTTTGTAGAGTGGGGGATAGCGTTATAGTTTCCAAATCACTGTTGTCTCCCCAATCAACAATAAGACTTCCGTCTCCTGCCATTTGTAATGCAATAGATGCTTCTTCTGGAGATATGTACATGACGCATCGTAAGGGAGCTGTTGTGTTTTTATAATATACATGTCTCTCTCCATTTGCCGGTACGATATGTTCTGCTTGTAACGTATTTACAATACTGTCATATATAATAAATTCTTCATCCCAATATATTTCTTCACCTTCTTTTAATTGTGAGTGAAAGGATAAATCAGGATTGTTGATTAACAAATCGAATATACCTTCTATAGAACCATGTGTGCTTACTGCAACATCAAATATGTTCTGATTTCTTTTTACTTTATACACCTGCATCTGCTTCTGAAAAATCTAAGTCTAATTCCAGATCTCCTGAATAGGAATTAAAAGCGGCATTAATAATCTCCACTTTATCATCTTTGAATTCAGTTTGTAACTTTTCTGCTAATCCTGAATGACTAAGGTTGGCATGAAGATATTTAATTAAGCCCACACCTGAAGTTGGGTATCTATAATTATTTGATGGAATGCATTGTAATAGTAAATTTCTATTTTGAATATTTGCATTTATATTTACCATATCTGACATAATGCCGGACCACAAATACGCGTTGCCTTCATTAAGTTGCAACAAGTAATTATCTTGGTTAACCATGATTAGTTGTGAAGCATATAAAACCTTATCTTGTGCCCCGAACAATTTTGTATATACCTCAAACCATTCTGAATTATTGGTCGGATTAATCACAACGCGTACATTTCCACCACCGAAATCTCTAATAATACGTATTTTAATAGGTTTATATATTGGAGTATAAGGAATCTCAATATTAACTCCAATTGTATAAAGCTGATTTACATCAAAATTGGAAGGTAACGATATTTGTGCGGTAATAAATAAATCGCTCTCTGAAAGCCATTTAAACAATTGTTTATTTAATGTATTTCGGTTTTTGAACACTATATCACCTGTCGTTGTATTTATCTGTATGTCTTTTCTCATTAGTGTGAATGATTTAATATTTGATACCTAAACCCGTCAATTTTGCTAATTAATACAATAATAGAATCCCCTTTGACCATTCGATAATCAATCATATTTTCATTATGATCATAAATGTTTTTTAATATAATGTCTTTTGAATAGGATCTTACTCTAAAAGTTATTACTGTGGCAAAATCTGTAGGCAAATTATTTACACCAAACTGCCGAGCTACGCTACTTTCATTTGGTAAGGTCACTTCAACAACATCGTAATTGGGATCATTAAAATACATCAATATCACATTAAATTGTGAAAAATCTATAGTATAATTACCAGAATCAAATGTTAATAATGCCGCTTTAGTATTAATGAAGGACGGGGCTTTTAAAGCTGCATTTGAACTGATTCCATAATTTTTAGTTCCTCCTGTCACTTCAATAAAAAGCCCATAGTTAGTTTGGTCATATCCATAACCACCAGATGTATTTGGAGCTTGGTTGACAATGCGCCCAACTGCTGTAAATGCTCCACCTATTGAAGCAGGAATTACATCATTACCAAACATCACATACCCTTTAGAACCGCCAACTTTGAAAAAATCTTTATAAATAGATAATCCTGCCCATTGCCCAGAACCCGAAGAATTAGGAGTTGAAGTTGTTCCAATATGATCTTCATATATTTCTATATCTCCAATAGTACCACTAGTCGCAATGATTTTTCCATTGAGAGTAACGTTTCCTTTTGTATCCCAAAAAAAATTTCCATTGGCAAAAGAGGCTGAACCATCTGCATTAATAAACCATGAATATCCGCGAAACCCATTGGTGCCAATCGTTATACTTCCGGAAGTTGATGTATATTGTCCAACATTATTATTTTTAGTACCTAACCAAATAGCAGATTTATCAAATTGCCATCCAGCTATAAAATTTTTAGAACCGGCAGAAAATACTTTTTCGTTATTTTTATATCCTATCAAACCATAATCGGCATTGCTGATATAGTACATTGCAACACCACCGTATTCTTTTACCCAGTCTAATTGATCGCCAGTATCTTGGACGGAAGTAACATTGGCGATGGCTATGAATTTTTTTAATGAATTGATCCCTATACTTCCATTGTAAATACTATCGACTCCTATAGTCCATCCTGCAATACTGCCACCAGATGTTTCTATTGTTCCTTTAAATAAGGCGTTTCCCTCAACATCCATTGTAACATTACCATTGGCAAAAGAGGCTGAACCGTCTTTATTTAATAGCCAATGAATGATACCTTCACTTTGAGCAGAAATGGTTCCTTCTGATTTTATAGATAATGTGCCATCTTCACATTGAATACCACCAGATGTAATATCCCAACCGCCTATTTTACCTCCAGTTTGGTCTATATGAAAAATTTCTTTGTTATCTTTATATCCATATATACCGGCTCCGTTATTTTCTGAAGGACCAATATATACCCCCGTTAATCCTGGAACATCTTCAAGACTGTCGTAACTGCCAATTATTTTTTTACCAACAAATAGCTTGGGGGTAATCACATAAGAAGAGCCAATAGTTGTTTTATTGCTTTCCCAATCTTGAATCCAATCCAGCATGGTACTTTCGCGTACAATAGAAAATGTGAAACGCCCAGTTAACCCTGCACTTACTCCAGAAAGAACTGGAATTTCAATATATCCTTGTAATATATCAATAGGGAGTGATATAATGGATAGCCGGTATCTATAACTATCAACTTTTATTAGTTGATATTCTATATTGTCGTTACTTTTTACAATAGTGCTGGAATCAATTTCTATTGGGGTTTTCTCATCTCCACAATATGCCGAAATAATAGTATAAGCATGTTCTAACTTAGGGTTAGAACCATCGAAATCTGCTTTAATCACACACGAGTTTGGGGTTAGCGACAACGAATAAGCATCGCTAATAGATACAAGTGTGATAGAAGATTTTGCTATTGTTCCCATAAATTACTTTTTCAAAAGAATAGCCCTTGAACAAAGTATTTGTTGATGCGAGAAGAGATAAACTATTTCTTAATCTCTTCTAATATTTCCTTGGCCATACGCTTTGCTTCCACTCTCCACATTTGCATGTCATTCCATTCTTTTTGATGCTCACTATCTTCATCTTCTAGGAGGTAATTATTAATAATGGCTTGCATTGCATCATCGGAGTAACGTCCATGAATAATAGCTGAAACCAATTGGCTATATGTGGGTGTTCCAACTGGAAGGGTTATCTCACACCATTTGTATTGTTCGTTTTCACCTTCTTTTACTATATGAACATCAAATGCAATTGTGTATTGACGCAACCCTAATTTTATATTGTGTCGTATGCGTTGAGGTTGCTCATTGCCTTGATTATAAGTTATAAACATTGTACTGTGTTTTTTATTTTTACAACTTGAAATTTTCCTTGAATATAGCAAGCCTTCCAAAAATAATGTAGTTCTGAAAATGCTTTGCGCCTGATTCCGTATGACTGATAATGAATTAAGAAACCTAAATAAGAGTTTATAGACCTCACATTGGCATATATAGCTTCCTTGTCACAGTTTTTACATGCTTCTTCTAAATAACTTACAGCATTAATAAAGTTTCCAACAGTTCGATTCGATAAGTAAGCTCTACCCGGCTTAATTACTCCTCCTACCATTTTTATTCCTTTTTTAACTTCTTGAATATAGATTTTATTAGGGTGCATTTGAATATTTAAAATATATCGTAGTTGATTCCTAGAAGCTCTTTTGAAATAAATTGCATCTTCCTTAGTTTTGCACACAAAGCTAAAATCATCTACAAAACGTACATATTTGGCTCCTCTTTCTTCTGCTGCTTTAATAGCCCATTCATCAAAAAATGACATGTAAAAATTGGCAAATAATTGACTAGTTAGGTTTCCTATTGGTTCGCCTTTCATCCATTCATTGTAAAACAGGCTTTTGTTTTTAGGCAGTATTCTCCATAATTTTAAATTTCCTTGACGTATACAATCATCTTGTGGTCGATGTCGTACAATTATTTCTGTAAGCCATAGCACTAAATCTAAATCTTGTTCATATATGGTCCCTTTCCAATAATTCCATTTTTCTTTGATAAATGGTAATAAGTGTTCTAATAATCGTTCGCAATCAATTGACATAAAAAATCCTTTAATATCAAATTGAGCATACCAAGCCTCGTGCGAATAATTATCAGAGACTTCAATTGTATTTTTTGTCAACTGATCAATACATGCAAATGTTCCAAAACCCTTTCGACAGTTAAATGATACATTTCCGTGTTCAACAAAACGTGCCTCAAACAGTGGCTCTAAGCGTAGGCACAACCAATGTTGTACAATACGGTCACGGAAATTTGCAGCAAACACTTCCCGTAATTTAGGACGGGTAACTATAAAACAAGTACTTGTTGTTGGTCTATATGTTCGTTCATAAACTTCTCTCGCTAAATCTAATAGATCTTCATGCCAAATAAGTCTATACATAACACATTGTGAACTTGTCTTTTTTTGGGCACAGCAATCATCTAACGCATCAAACCATCCCTCAACATATTTATCGTTAAGTGCTGCAACCGCCCTCACCATGTTACTGTTGTACTTGTTGTTGTTGTTGAAGTTGCCATTACTAAAGTTCACGTTCCAGCTGTTGTTCTGACTGTTCTCACTGCTACTCCAGTACCGGCTTGCGGTTATTGCGTGTACTATCTTATTCTTAACTAGGTCTTTAACGCTTGGTAAAGGCCCAGTGACACGCCCATTTTTCAATAAAGATGTCCCTGTTATCATAGTCGTAACCGTTCAACAGGTCTGCTGCTCCAACACTTTGCTTCTCCAGCTTTTAATATGCTTTGAAATTTCCTTTAAAGATTCAGCAAAATGTGGCATTTGCTTGTTGCTAATTATGCGTGTATGAGGACTCCGATTTGACCACTCTTTTAAGGTGTCAATGCAAGTTTTCACTGTACGCATTTGCAAATAAAATGAATTAATAAGTTCAAGTTTGGAATCAGGATCTTCTTCATTTAAAGCCAATCCTATCACTGTTAATCCATCAAGCAGAGTGTCTATGAGACGTTTGCTTAATTGACGAATTCCTACACTATTAGGGGTTCGTTCTACCATTTCTATACAGAGTAACATTAAATTTTCTGTTTCTCTGTAAATAGGTGCACTTCCTGCATTACGAATTGTTCTTGCCATAATTAAAAGATTTTATTCACAATGTGTCTTATTACATATAGTTTATTTACGAATACTTTATTTTTTCTGTAGAGGTTTACAATTATGGCATATTTATTTTTGTGGAGCGTCAAAAGACGCTCCACTATACTAAAATGCTGCAACCGCCCTCACCATG